TATATTACTTTTAGTAATGCAGCTACACAAGAAGCAAGAAAAAGAATATTTAAAACATTTCCTGGATATGATTTTCCGTACATAAATACAATGCATTCTTTAGGAACAAGACAATTAAATATAGATACAAATTCTAGATTGTTACAAGGAAGTAAATGGAAGGCTTTTAAAAATTATTCAAGTATTTGTAGAGGCATGGTGTTTGATACTTATATTTCTGAGAATGGTATGCCTAAACATAAAAATAGACACATGAAGATAATAGATTATTCAAGAGCTAAGAAAGTATCATTAGAAGATGCAATGATAGAATTAGATTTAACACATCAAGTTAATATTTGGTTAACAGAACAAATTGAAGCCGATTTAGAATCATATAAGAAGCAAACAGGAATGGTTGAGTATTCTGATATGATTAAAGAGTTTGTTAAGAAAGACAAATGTCCTCCCCTCGATGTAGTCTTTCTTGATGAAGCACAAGATCTCAATCCTCTGCAATGGGATATGTTTTTTTACATTGAATCAAAATGTAAACGTTCTTACCTTGCAGGGGATGATGATCAAACAATCTATACGTTTCAAGGTGCTGATGAAAATATATTTATAAATTTAAAAGGTAAGTTTGATCCAAGGATTGAATCAAGAAGGGTACCTAAACTTGTGCATCAAGAAGCTTTAAAAATTTTAGAACATATTAATCCAAGATTAGATAAAGATTGGAATCCTAGAAATGCAGAAGGTAAAATTTTTTATGATCAAGACATAGATAATATTAATTTTAAAGAAGATAATTGGATGGTTATCGCTAGAACTAATCCAATGTTAACTCCTATTAAAGAACATTTAATATCTTTAGGGCTAAGATTTGATAGTAAAATCAATGACTTATTGCCAATTCAGTTATTAGAAGCTTATAAAGTTTGGATACGATTAAATAATAAAGAAACAGTTACAGGCGAAGAAGCTAAATTAATTTATGAATATTTAAATTATGATTTGAAACATACTAAAAGAGGTTTTTCAAGTGGTGATTCTTTAAACAATGTTGAGTTTGTAGATATAGATACATTAACAATGGATCATGGATTACAAATACGAGGAGATTGGCAACAATTACATATTCCTGAAGCAAGTAAATTATATATTAAAACTTTATTAGATAGTGGTGAAGATTTATTTAAACCAGCAAGAATTAAAGTATCTACAATACACGGTGTAAAAGGTGAAGAATGTAAAAATGTAGTTTTATATACTGATCTAGAAAAGATTATTTATGATGCTGCTTTAAAAAATCCTAATCCTGAGCATCGTTTGTTTTTTGTAGGTGTAACCAGAACAAAGGAGAACTTATACATTATGAGACCAACATTAGATTATTATTACACGATAGGAGATCCAATACTATGAGTAATAAAATATTTTTTAAACAAGTAGGTGGATCACATTATAAAACAATGAAGATACAACCATCTAAATTTATAAATGAGAACAAATTATTATTTGCAGAAGGTAATGCAATAAAGTATATATGCAGACATAATTTAAAAGGTAAGAAAGAGGATTTGTTAAAAGCAATACACTATATTGAAATGATAATTGAAAGGGATTACAATGTTTAAATCAGAAATAGAATGGATATGTCCTGAACATTTTCCAAATTTAAAAGGCTACAAACATGTGGCGATTGACTTAGAAACTAAAGATCCAGAATTAAAAAAGAAAGGTTCTGGTGCAATTAGAGGTGTAGGTAATATTGTAGGTATTGCCGTAGCAGTTGATGGATGGTCAGGGTATTATCCAATAGCGCATGAAGGCGGTGGTAATTTAGATCAAGATAAAGTTATGTCTTGGATCAAAGAAGTATGTGCAGCTCCTAATACAAAAATATTTCATAATGCAATGTATGACGTATGCTGGCTTCGAGCAGCGGGCGTCAAGATTAATGGACCAATTATAGATACTATGGTTATGACATCTTTAATTAATGAAAATAGATTATGGTACACATTAAATTCTGTTGCCTTTGATTATTTAGGTGAAACTAAAAATGAAACAGCTTTGAATGAAGCAGCTCAATCTTGGGGTATAGATGCTAAATCTGAAATGTATAAATTACCAGCTATGTATGTAGGTTCTTATGCCGAAAAAGATGCTCAATTAACTTTAAAATTATATCATTTATTAAATAAAGTAATAGAAGAACAAAAATTAGATAAGATATTTAAATTAGAAACTGATTTATTTCCTTGTCTTATTGATATGAAGTTTAAAGGAGTGCGTGTAGATATTCAAAAAGCCCAGCTAGTAAAAGAACAATTGACCAAAGAAGAAAAAGAGTTGCGTATGAAAGTGCAAAAAGAAACAGGAATAGAGCCACAATTATGGGCTCCAAGATCAATTGGAACAATATTTGACAAATTAGGATTACATTATGAACGAACTGATAAAACAAATATGCCATCATTTACTAGAAATTTTCTACAAGAGCATAAGCATCCTGTAGTTAAGATGATAGCAAAAGCAAGAGAGATAAACAAGGCTCATACAACATTTATAGATACTATTATTAATTATGAACATAATGGAAGAATACATGCTGATATTAATCCTATTCGATCTGATACAGGTGGAACTGTTACAGGTAGATTCTCTTATTCTAATCCTAATCTTCAACAGATTCCAGCGAGGAACAAGGAACTAGGACCTATGATAAGAAGTTTGTTTATTCCAGAACAAGGACATAGATGGGGTTGCTTTGACTATTCACAACAAGAACCAAGATTAGTTGTACACTATGCTGCTAATACTGAACCAATTTGTTTTGATGAATCTGTTGCAAAGATTGTTGAAAAATTTAAAGAAAATACTGTAGACTTTCACCAAACTGTTGCTGACATGGCAAACATATCTAGATCACAAGCTAAAACTATTAATTTAGGATTATTTTATGGAATGGGTAAAGCTAAATTACAAGGTGAACTTGGTTTATCAACTAAAGGTGAAGCTGAAAATTTATTTAATCAATATCATGACAATGTTCCTTTTGTTAAAGAACTTATGTATTACACATCTAAAGTTGCTAATGATAGAGGATCTATTACAACTTTATTAGGTCGTCGTTGTCGTTTTGATAAATGGGAAATAGATGAATTTAAAGCTGGCGCTATGAAACCTGTTTATAATACAAAAGAAGAAGCAGAAGCACAATTTAAAAAAGAATGGCTACAAAAATATCCAGAAGCTGATGAAACTAAAATAGTTCCAAAAATTAAAAGAGCTATGACATACAAAGCATTGAATAAATTAATTCAAGGATCTGCCGCTGATATGACAAAGAAAGCAATGTTAGATTTATATAAAGAGGGAATTATTCCTCATATACAAATACATGATGAATTAGACATATCTGTTAAAGATGATAATCAAGCTAAAAAAATAATTAATATTATGGAAAATGCTGTAGCAGATATAGCTATTCCTAATAAAGTTGATTATGAATCTGGCTCTAATTGGGGTGATATTTATAGTTGATTATAGTTTTAACAGTGTTAAGATAAATAATAACAAAGGAGTAACTATGAAAATAAGTACTATCGAACAAGACCTAGGCAAAGTGTGGGTTGTTATTAAAAATATTTTAATAATTCATATCCATATTATTGAAGCTGCATATAATGTTGTTAAAAACATTATTATTGGCATTATTGCTGGGTTCTCTAAAAAACCTGTTGTGACTGTAAATGCTACAGTTAATGCAACTGCAACTACTGTTGCTACTGGAACTACTACTAATTAATAATTAATTAATTATTATCTCAATGAAAAAACTCATTAGAGTAATTAAGAATTATTGTGTCTTTAAATTAGCTATAGGTTGTTGCCTATTGCACAACTGTAAATGCAAAGATGATTAAAAGATTCATGCAATATCTTATTGCTGTGTTTATAATTGGATTTGGTATAGGAACGTTTTTTCCTAATGCCTATATACAACATAAAAACGACCATAAGATTATTGCATGGGCTAGAACCTTAGGATTCGGAC